AAACTTCTCACAGAATACATTGGAAAGTTTGTTAGAGATAAACTGGAACTCTATGGAACCGAATAAAGAACTAGAAAGTGCAATAGAAAGTAAATTTTTATCGCCTGCAAAATTTGCGATCGAGATTGAAAAAATTGTCGCGCAAGAAAAAATTAATTATATTGATGCGATCATACACTATTGCGAAGTGAATGAACTTGAGGTAGACTCTATTACGAAACTCGTTTCGAAACCTCTAAAAGAAAAGTTGAAATGGGATGCAACCCGTCTCAACTTTATGAAAAAAACATCTAGGGCAAAACTACCTATATGATCGTGACTCCCTTTGAAACCTATCAACATTATCTGTCACTAAAAAATCATTTCACAAATCCAAAATACGATTTCTTCAAATACGGAGCGAAGACCCGTGCTAGTGTGACCTCTTTTAATAAGAGGAAAGACAAATACTGGTTCGAGAAAACTTCGCGTAAGTATTCCGACAAAGAAGTCGTAAATTTTCTTGTATCAAATTTCGTATCCGCAAGTAACCCTCAAAACCTATGGATTGGAGAAATTATCAATTCTGGCGAAAGAACCTACGCAGAGTGGATGAAACGCCAACAGAGTTTGACCTACTTGTTCAAAGAACAAAGCAGCGAATTGTTCTCGGAGAACGAATTAGAGAGTCTGTTCAAATGTTCCAAAGGACATCCAATAATCCTGAGAAAGTTTCTAAGCGGGAGTATATCTCTAGAAACCTTCGTAATCTACGACAAAATCTTCCATTTTTCAAAAAACTTCGATAAGAAGTTAGATGATCCAGTGTGGGAAACCGTCAGTTTAAAGTTGAAGAAGTACAGCCCCTTCATAAATATTGATGTATTCCAATTTAAAAAAGTTTTGCGGTCAATAGTCAATGAGTGATTTTTTTAATTCTGATATTATTCAAGAGGAACTGGGAGAAATTAATAGACTCCAAGAAGAAATTTATGGAAGTCTTCTCTCTTTTAGTGCGATGGACCGCAAAACAAAAATGGAACACGTTGAAATGTTACAAATCTTGCTGGACAAGCAGCGAGTGATGTATACTAGACTCTCTCTTTCGGACGATCCACACGCGATTGAGATGAAAGAGAATCTACGCAAATCGGTTGCTCTGATGGGATTCCCACCAGAAACTGATATGTTGGTCTTATTCGACAGTATGAATAAAACCATCGAGTCTCTCAAAGAATACATTGACGACTGACTCGACTTTTGCTATACTATCCGAGTAATCCACCAAATCCAAACTAATCCGAGGAAATCCAAATGTCTTTTGCTGATCTTAAGAAGCAATCTAAATTGGGCTCTCTGACCCAAAAACTGGTCAAAGAAGTTGAAAAAATGAATACTACTGGCGGTTCTGGTGATGAACGCCAATGGAAACTAGAAGTAGATAAAAGCGGCAATGGTTATGCCGTCATCCGTTTCCTTCCTGCACCAAACGGAGAAGATCTCCCGTTTGTGAAACTGTACTCCCACGCCTTCCAAGGTCCTGGTGGTTGGTACATCGAAAACTCTCTGACCACTCTGGGACAAAAAGATCCCGTGTCTGAGTACAACACGATGCTGTGGAATAACGGCACCGATGCTGGTAAAGAGCAAGCACGTAAGCAAAAGCGTAAACTGACTTATGTTGCTAACGTTTACATCGTCAAAGATCCTGCTAATCCTTCCAACGAAGGTAAGGTGATGTTGTATAAGTTCGGCAAGAAAATCTTTGATAAGATTACTGCCGCAATGCAACCTGAGTTCGAGGACGAAGAAGCAATTGATCCCTTCGATTTCTGGCAGGGTGCTAACTTTAAACTGAAGGCAAAGAACGTTGCTGGTTATCGTAACTATGACTCTTCGGAGTTTGCACGTCCTTCCGCACTCCTTGATGATGACGATGCAATGGAAGCAATCTGGAAGAAAGAGTATTCTCTTGCAGAACTGGTAGCACCTGACCAATTCAAAGATTATGATGCTCTGAAGAAGCGTCTGGATTATGTTCTGGGTATCAAAGGTACTCCTAAGTTCCAAGATCAAGAGTCTATCGAAGAGGAAGAGGAGTTCCGCGCACAGAACCGTGGGGAAGTTAAGTCCATGCCTCAGTCAATGAAGAATGAACTTGACTCTTTGAGTGAAGGTCGCGACTTCAATTCTCCCGATATCAGTTTGAGTAATTCTTCTGATGAGGATGATGATACTCTCTCTTACTTCGCTCGTCTTGCCGAAGAATGAAGCGTAAAAAGTTTCAGTGGTCGTATGAGAGGGTCTGCCTGACCCTCTTGGTTGCAGCAACTTATTACATGTTAATTTTTAAATAATGGACTCAGCAGTAGAAGCATGGAACACAATGGGGTGGTTTGAGGGTTTCCTCTTCACTCTATGGATTGTCGGACTCTATGTCGGAAAACTTAAGATTGATCAGAGGTTTGCTCGTCGAACCGTGTATCGTGTTAAATTAGAACAAAGTGAAAAGTGATTACACAATAGAACGTGTAACCAAATCAGAAGCCGCGGAGTTACTTCTGCGGTTTCATTATTTGAAGGACATTTCAAAAACCTTTAAATCTGGTTATAATTACGGTTTATATAAAAATAACGACTTCTGTCCACTGAATATTGGTGGTATTCAAGGAGTCTGTATCTTTACTGGACTTCCTGTTCCAGAAATTGCTAAAGGTGCTTTTGGATTAGAACGTCATGAACAGCAAGGACTTTTTGAACTATCCAGACTCTGCATCCACCCGTCTACACAGCAGAGCGAGTATAATATCACTTCTTGGTTCGTGTCTAAAGCGATTAGACGACTTAGAAAAGAAACCAATGTTAGGGGGATTATCTCATACGCTGATAGTGACCATCATACTGGTACAATTTATCGTGCTTGTAACTTTCGGTATTGCGGTCTATCAGAACCAAAGAAAGATTTCTACTTTGCAGATGGAACTAAACACTCTAGAGGAAGTGTTAAGGGATCAGAAGGTGAATGGAAAGAAAGATCTCGTAAACACAGATACGTTATGATCTTTGATAAGAGTCTAGAACTCTTATGGTAATGTATTTTTTGTATTTTCTGTTTCGATAAGAGAATTATTTACATACTGAGAAGACCTGTCGTAAACCATAATATTTCTGAAGTCATTCAAGAACTGCTGTAAATAATCTGATCTCAAAACATTTATTGTTCTTTTTTCGTTATTCTTAACAACTTCATATTCGTAATTTGATATACCAACTACAGGATTTAAAGTTGCTGTTGGATCTGCTGGATTTGGAATTGTAAAGTTACTATCAACCACTTTTCCTGCAGGTAAAATAATTCTTCCTCTAGAATCTTTTACTTCGGTTGTCTCATAATGACGAATTGCATTTAGATCATCGCCATATTTGTCTTCCGAATATCTGTAGACTTGATAATCAGACAATGGCCATTGATCTCTAACATTTGTGATACCAGCAGTGATTAAAACAACCCAATCTAGATTTGATTTCCCATAAAGTTCTTCTGCTACTGTCTCTGGTCTCGCACCATCTTCAATTATATACTTATTAAAAAGAGTAAAGACATTCTTCAAATCATCACGAAGTTTTACTCTACGAAATAGATTTTTTACACGAACATATTCATCTGAACCGTTTCTATGTGATAGAAAAGATTGATAGTTTAAATCTGGTAGTTCTCTAAAGTAACCCATCAGTAACCTACACCTCTTTGAGATTCTTTATTAGAATAATCTTCTGCATAAATTGGATTTAGTTCTTGGAATGAAAGTTGCATTTTCATATGTACTGGTGTTGTATCACTATACGTTGCATAAGTTCCAGAACCAGTATAGTTAACGGACATATTAACCAAAGCCATGGGTTTAAATGTATTTAAGAACTCATGCTTTTGATTACCAGTTTTATATGTTAACTGAAAAACATTTGGTGAACCAAGAAATAAACCGTCTGAAGATTTACTAGCATTTGGTGCCATATTTATTTTAAATTCTCTAATTATTTGTTTTATAACTTTTGCTTCATCAGCATCTCTTGGAGTAAAATCAAAATCAAAATTAAATGATCTCAATTTTACACCATTAAATAAAAGTTCAGTATTTGGATTTAGAATTTGCCCACTGGATCTTGCTAAAAGACCATTTAATGATGTATTAGCACCTAATATGTTTATTGCTTTAGATGTAAAAAACTGATTAGCTAAAGTTCTTAAAGTGTCAGTTTCTCCAGCACCTTTAAGGTCACCTATAATATTACCAATTTTACCTGGAATTTCTTGTGCTCTTGATCCAATTAAGTCACTAACTTGACCAGCACCATAAGCAGCAATACTATTTAAACTGTCTTCTCCCCATCCGACAGCATTTGTATCTTGAATATTTTGTGGAATTGGTAAGAATATGGTTTGTTTTGGTACAGTAGTTCTTAAATTTTTTGAAGCTGTATTTTGTACAAATAGACGATTTTTGAGTTGGTTAACATTTTCAGGTATATCTAATCCAGTTGCTTTATATTGTTTAATATCAATCTGCAAGTAGTCAGTATCTTTCTCCATCTGCTTAAGAGGATATCTTAATCCTCTATCAGATTTCTCTTGATTTTTCTTACTATTAGGGCGCTGTGGAGTATTAGTTCCAGGCGGCACTACTTGTAGTCTTATTGGATCAGGCATCGCCTTTTTTAACTATTTAGACGTATATTTTGAAAAGGTATCATTTGTAGGTCTTTTAGTTCAGATCTTGTGACTTCATAGATACCGCCAGCAATTTCATTCCATGTATATTGTCTAACACTACCATCCCAATGAAAGTTTATTCCACGAAATCCCCATTGAAATACATCAGTTACGGCAACTAATGGATGTTGATCATAACTAATGTTTGGAGTTTTTGCATTGTAGATAAAGATATAAAATTTACCAGATTCTGGAACTTTTGTTCCTTCTTCTAGTGCATCAATTAATTCAAGCATGATATCATCCGGATGATCATATTTACCAACTTTATCGGAGATATGACGAATCCGATTTATATTATAATCAGTATCAGTTCTTCCTCTTCTTTGCTTTAGAGTTTTTCTTGGCATTTTAGATACCTAGTTCGTCCTCTGTTAAAACTTTAAACTCCCATTGACGATCTGCACAAAATTCTTTCGCTGCTTCCCATTTTGCTTGGTTCTTAACATATTCACGTACTTCATAAATGTAACCTCTGGTCTTTTTCTTTTGAACTTTTGGTTCAATACATTGTTTTTTAGGTTTGATTTCAATGATGTATTTTTTTATCTGACCAGTTGACTCGCGAACCTTAATATAAAAATCTGGAAAGTAACGATGAATTTTATTATCTATTGGTGAACGATATGGAAGAGCAATTTCTTCACTACCCCACTCAAGAATATTTTCATTCAAATCACAGTATCTCATAAATTTTCTTTCCCAAAGAGATCTGTAAATGATGTTATTAGAATTACCTCTGTATTTTCTTGGGAAAGATGGTTGGTATTTTCCTTTATATGACATCTAAATAACTAATAATATAAGACTCGTATAAGGTATTTAGAGTGCCGAGATCTAAGAAGATATCAGAGTTCAAACCTCTGTTCACTAATTTAGCGCAAACATCACACTATCAAGTTTCTTTTGGTGGTCTCTCTAATGATTTAGTTTCCTATTTGAATAGGAGAGGAATTACTAGAAGATTTATTGCAGAAGATGCTGGATTACTTTGCTCTTCTGCATTTATTCCTGGAAGTGGACTAGCAACTGCTGATGTTGAGGGCAACTTCATGGGCGTGATGGAAAAGTTTGCCCACACTAGAATTTTTACTCAAATTGATTTAGAATTTTATGTTGATAGTGATTACAGGATGCTAAAGTTCTTAGAGCATTGGATGGAATTTGTTAGTAGTGGATCTGGAGCAAATCAAAATCAAGATGGATATTACTATAGAATGAGGTATCCATATGCAGATAAAAATGGATCAAACGGTGGTTACAAGTGTGATAAAACAAAGATAGTAAAATTTGAACGAGATTATAACAGAGAAATTGAATATACTTTCAGAGGAATGTTTCCGATTAATTTATCTTCAACACCGGTAAATTATGAAGCTTCTAGAATCATGAAAGTTAGTGCATCATTTAACTTTGAGCGTTATATTACTGGAAAAGAAACAAGTATTGCAGAGAAACAAGGTGTAAACAACAATAAGGAGAATAATAAACCTAGAGAACTGAATCTTTCTGCGATTGAGCAGTATAGTCAAGTATTAAGTGATGAAGAAAGATTGAAACAACTAGAAATTAATAGGGTCCTCTAACCATAATAAATAACCATAACTGAATTTTTTCATGGGTCAGTATGCCTTTACCAAAGATTAATACTCCAATTTATGAATTGGAAATTCCTTCGATTAAGAAAAAGATTCGATACAGACCATTTCTAGTTAAGGAGGAAAAGATTCTTATCATTGCGATGGAATCTGAAGATCAAAAACAAATTACCAATGCTATTAAGACAGTAATTGGTAATTGTATTTTGAGTAGAGGTATTAAGGTAGAAAACTTATCAACTTTTGATATTGAATATCTTTTCTTAAACATCAGAGGTAAATCTGTTGGTGAATCTGTAGATATTTTAGTAACTTGTCCAGATGATGGTGAAACTCAAGTTCCAGTAACTATTAATCTTGATGAGATTGAAGTTAAAAAAGATCCAGATCATAAAATTGATATTAAACTGGATGAAAATTTAAAAATGAGAATGAAATATCCATCACTCTCTGAGTTCATCAAAAATAATTTTGCAATGGAAAATTCTATTGGTGTTGATGAATCTTTTAAATTAATTTCGTCTTGTATTGAACAAGTTTATAATGAAGAGGAATCGTGGTCTGCATCTGATTGTTCCAAAAAAGAGTTGGATGATTTCATTGAACAACTAAGTTCAAAACAGTTTAAAGAGATTGAAAAATTCTTTGATACAATGCCCAAACTTTCACATACATTGAAAGTTAAGAATCCAAATACTAATGTTGAAAGTGAAGTTGTCCTTGAGGGTCTAGCAAGTTTTTTCGCATAAGTATGGCGCATACTGATCTTGCGTCATACTATCAGATTAATTTTGCCTTAATGCAGCATCATAAATATAGTTTGACAGAACTAGAAAATATGATTCCTTGGGAGAAAGAAATATATCTTACACTCTTACAGCAATACATTGAAGAAGAAAATCTAAAACAGCAGCAAGGCAGTGGCATCTAAACTTTCCAGGAATATTTTACAATCTGCAGCTTTAAGTGGGGTAAATCCTTCTACTGGACAGTATTTGTCACCATCTCAAAGAAAAGCTATTTTTAGAAGAAGTAAAGTAAATTCTGCAAATGTCTTTGCTAGATCTAGCAGTGACTTAGTTGCCGCAAACTCTTCTGCTATTGTAAAATATCAGGATAAATCATCTTCGATTAAACTTGATAAAGTTATTTCATATTTTAAGAGACAGGAGCGTGAGGATAAAAAATTAAAAAAGAGAGAATTAAAACTCTTAAGAGAACAAAAAATAGAGAGAGAAAGACAGAGAGAATTATTAAGAAGAAAGGAAAAAGAGGAAGGACTAGAGGGTGGTTTTGGTAAAAAACTTGCTAAAACGTTAATTGCACCAGTAAAAGCAACTGCTGCAAAAACACAAGGAATATTACAACAATTACTTGATTTTTTTCTTGTCGTATTTGCTGGTTGGTTAACCGATAAAGGTTTATTAGCAATAAAATTAAGTGCTGAGGGAAATACTGAAGAATTAAAAAATTTAGCAGCTGAAGTAGGTATTGCCTTAGGTGCTGTTACAGCAACTCTTGGTATATTGAATGGATCATTGATTGGACTTGCGGCAACAATTGGTGGTCTTGCACTTGGAGTTACTACTTGGTTAGCAACAAGACCGTTTGCTTGGGCAAGAGGATTCATACAAGGTAGAAATCAACCTCGCGTAAATCCCAATAGACAAACTGGAACGGGAACGGGTAGGGGTAGAACTACTGTTACTCAGGGTAGAGGTGGTCAATCTCAACCCAGAAATCCTTTAAGACCGAGAGCACCTGTTACTCAGAGTAGAGGTGGTAGAACAACTTTCAGAGAAAGATTTGGAATTAAACCTGGAATAAGATATAGATTTGGACAATTGATGAAAGGATATAAACCAGGTTCTGGTGCAGCACCACCTGGTCCTAAAACTTCCGGTACTGGTTCTGGTGTGGGTGCAGGAGCGGCAACGGTTGCTATGATGTTACTTCCTTTGTTTGAAGAACCTATCAATAATTTATTATATGATGCTGGATATATGGGTTACTCAAGATTATCTGATGGTGAAATGCTACTTCAATTGCAAAAATATGACAAAAAGATGATAGCACATGAAAAAAGGATAAATGATGAGGAACAAAAAGCAAAGAATGGTGGATACTGGCAAAACACGGCAAAATTTATTGGTGATACTCTTTCTTCTATGCTTCCTAATGAAATGGATAGCGATTTAAGAGCTTTTGCTGCACTGTATAGACTATCTCAAAATAGAGGATTAATTGATTCTGAAGGGAATCTAACGGATAAGGGAGGAAAAACAGAAGTACCTACTGCAAAGGTTACTCGTGTAACACCAACTTTAGAAAATTTAAAATTAGCTTTAGATAAACTCAATAAGAGTAAATCCGGAAGTGGTGAATCTATCGTTGTTCCTGGAGTTGGAGTGGTTGTAAGAGGTCATAATCTTGGTGGATTAGTTCATCAGGACAAATATTTTGATCCAGAGGGTAGTCCAATGAATCAAGAAGAGTTTTCTTTTGCTATTCAGAGTGTACAAAGAAAACTTCAACGTAAACAAACAGAACAATCGACAGAACAAACACCAGAAACACCTACAGCACCAGTTAGTAATGTTCCACTTGGTAGAAATGATCCGTTCGCACCAGTAACACCAGAAACATCGGTAGCACCGACAATTTCACCAACAGTTGAACCACAGACAGCTCAAGTTGATCCTATTCCACTTCGTCGTTCTATACCAGAACAACTTCCAGAACCAGCACCAAACGTTATCTACAAGAGAGTTGGGGGACAACAAAATCAATCAGCATCACTTAAGACTGGATCTGCTACTGATGTTCCATCAATACCATCATCGAATCCGGATAATTTCTATACCATGTATTCTCAAATGAACTATAATGTGGTAGATTAAAATGATAAAACCAGCAATACGTAGACCAGGAACTAGTTCTAATAATCTTACTTTAAAAAGATCTTTTATTAGTCGTGAAAAAGTTTTTAATGATAAGTTTGATTCATATAAACAAAGAGAGCGAGAAAAAAGAAAAACAAAAGAAAAATTATTAGAGTCTATTCCTTCTAAATCTGATATAACTAAACCCTTTGCTGGTATTGCCGCTAAAGGAAAGGGTATGTTGGATACTCTTTTAAATTTTTTGGGAACAATTTTAGTTGGATGGTTAATTAACAATCTTCCAGCAATAATTAAATTTGTTGAAAATCTTATTGAAAGAATAAAAAAACTTTTCAAGACATTAAAACAATTTATTTCAAATTTAACAACTACGTTAAAGAAGTTTACTAACGTAATTGGTGCATATACTCAAAATTTAAAGGAATTTGATTTCTTTGATACTAAAGGTAGAGTAAAAAAAGCAACAGAAGAATTAGAAGAATCTTTTGAGGCAATGAAAAATGATCTCAATGAAGCAATGGGATTATTGACTACACCACTTGGTCAGGATGGTGTATCTGGTGGAACATCTGGACCTGGACTTCAAGGATTGTCTTCATATATTATGCAGGCAGAAAGTGGAACAAATTATAATGTAATTGCTGGAGGTGCAGTTGATCCAAATCTAACTTCTATGACCTTAGAACAAATTATGAGAAAATATGAAGGGCAAGCAGTTGGAGCTCCACAATTTAAACCAGCAACTGCGAGTGGTCTCGCAAGACAGATGGGAGAGGATCCTAATGCATTTGTCTATTCCCCAGAAAATCAGAGAAAGTTGCACCAATTCCATCTAAGAAAACTTGGATATGATAAGTTTAAATCTGGTCAAATGACTGCAGAACAATTTGGAACAAATATTGCACAACAATACAGAGCACTCCCTGATCCAAGAACTGGGCGTACTTATGCTGATCAATATTCAAGATACAATACTGCACAGGTTTCTTTACCGTCATTTATGTCTCAACTCGAAAGATCGAAACAGGCATCGACACAAACTGGTGGTTCAGTTACTGGATATGTAACTGGGGATACAACACACCCAAATTATGCAGCAGATCATGATGGTGATAATTATCATGAACATTTTGGATTTGCTTCTACAGCAGAAAAAGACAGAGCAAAGGCAGCATTAGAAAGTGCTGGATTTGTAATTACTAGTGAATATAGACCAATGGATACCAATAGTGCTCATGGACAAAATCGAGCATTGGATGTTGGATTTTATCCAAGTGGTTTAACAAAAGGATACTCTGATGATAGAGCTGGAACTACTGCATTTAGTAGAGACGTTAGAAATGTATTATTATCTGCTGGTTTTTCTGGAGTTGGAATTGGTCAATCACCAATAACTCCTGCTCAGACCAGTCAACCAGAAACTCAAGTTAGACCCCTTCAATCAGAAAGGAGGGGACAAACCGTTATTGTTATTGAAGAAGAACAACCGACAGCAGCAGTTCCTATTGGTGGATCTGATGGTGGAGTTATTATTGTCCCAGATAATTCGTTAAATAGACTTAAGAAACAACAATTTTTAAACTCTTTACAATAATATCTAAATGTCTGCAGCGTCCGAATCATCTCTTTACGAGATATTACTTTTAGAATCAAACGATCAAAAAAGAACGGTTGATATTAGACTGGGTGCGATTTCTATTGATTATTATGAAGATATATTTTCACCAACAGTTACTGCTAAGATTAAAGTAATAAACACTGGAGATTCTATTTCTCCACCAAATTCTGATGGTAATCCAGATGGTCCAAGACAATCAATATATCATGGTCTTCCTTTAAGAGGTGGAGAAAGATTAGCAGTTAAAGTCAGAGATCAAGGAACAGATAAAGATGGAGAAACTAAAAAGGGATTGGATTTTTCACAATCATCAAAAAGATATCTTTATGTATCCAGTATCACTGATGTAATTTCAGAAACTCAAAGAGAAAGTTTTACTCTAAATTTAGTTTCGAGAGAAGCAATAACAAATGAAACTACGAGAGTATCTAAAAAATATCCAACCAATTTAACTATTGATCAGTCAGTCAACCTTATTTTAAAGAATGTTTTGAAAACCGATCAAATAGGAAAACTTGATAAGTCAATTAACAAATATGGTTTTATTGGTAACATGAAAAAACCATTTAATGTATTGACTTGGTTAGCATCTAAGGCAGTTCCAGATATTGGTAAAAATTCTACTGCAGGATTTCTTTTCTATCAGACTCAAGACGGATTTCAATTCAGATCTGTAGATAGTCTTATTGGTCAGGAATCAAAGGCATCATACAAATATATTGAGAAAAATGAATCAAGTATAACAAGAAATAACGATTACAATATTTTAAACTATTATACCGAGAAGAATCAAAATCTCATTGAAAAATTGCGTCTTGGTACATATTCAACATCTAGGTCTTATTTTGACCCATTGACTTTTAATTTTTACGGTGGAAAGTTTAGTCTACCAAACTATCAAGATAGAATTAAAAATCTTGGTGGTAAGTCTTTAGATTTGCCCAAACTATCAAGTTCTTCAAATCAAGCTCTTGGAGAAGCACCTACAAGAACACTTTGTTCTATTCTTGATGTTGGTACAATGGAAAAGGGAGTTTCTAAGGATGTTAATGCTGATCCTGCAGATTATCAGGCACAGGCACTCATGAGATATAATGTCCTATTCACACAAACTGTGAGTATGATTGTTCCTTGCAACACAGAGTTAAAGGCAGGTGATATTATTAATTGCGATTTTCCAAAGATTTCTTCTGAAGACGTGAATGAAATTGACCGTGAACAAAGTGGTCTATATATGATAAAGGAATTGTGTCATCATTTTGAACCGAATCGATCATATACATCTATGAAGTTGGTAAGAGATACTTTTGGTAAAAATAAACCTTCTAGTTAACAATGGAACAATCTTTATTTAAAACTAATTTTATTGGTAGAGATGGTTTCCGTTGGTGGATAGGACAAATTGCTCCTATAGAATATTGGGAATCATCTGTTAATGGTGGCGGATGGGGAACGAGATATAAAGTTCGTATCATGGGTTATCACCCAGATAATGAAACAGAATTAAAGAATGAAGATCTTCCATGGGCAGGTGTTTTAATGCCCACAACCGCTGGAAGTGGCGGATCAAATTTTGGTCAAAGTGGTGCATTAAGACCAGGTGATATTGTTGTTGGTTTCTTCTTAGATGGAGATGATGCTCAGATTCCCATGATTATGGGGACGTTTGGAAGGACAGGAGATGCTAACCCATTTGATTCATATTCATCACCATTTGTTCCATTTACTGGATATACTGAAAGAATTAAAAAACCATCTGAAACACTGCTAAATTCAAATGAATCTGTTGGTAATAATACAGAAGATGGTAAGTCTACGAGATCTGTTGATAAAAAAACAGCAGATAGACTAAATGAAGAATTAAATGAAGATGATGCTAAAGAGACATCTTCTTCCAGTTCTATTGGTCAAACAGTTGTCTTTGCAGATACATGTGAAGATACTTTACTTAAAAGCATTGCTGCAGAAGTTAATAATCTTTTAAATAAAATTCAAAACGGTTCTAGCGCATTTTTAAATATTGAAAATGAATTAAACAAGTCTGTAATGGCCATTAAAGGGATGGCGAATGGATTTGTTGGTCAAATGTTTAATGCTTTATATAATAAACTTGAAGGACTTTTGATAGAAGGTTTAGATTTATTATATAAAACTGTTTTTGCTAAAGTTTTATCTGCAACGGGAAATCCAATCACTGCACATTTAGCTGGAGTTGCGGCACAAACTGCTATGGTTCCTCCAGTGAAATTGCTTGAAGAAGCAATAGCATGTATAGCATCTAAAATCGTTGAAGGTCTAGAAGCAACTATTAAAGAACTTTTAAGAGAAATTGTAAAAAATATAACTAATTTTGTTACTTGCGTTGGTAATCAATTTGTCGGATCATTTTTAAATAAAATTATTGATGATGTTACTGATGGACTTTCTTCTGTAATAAATGGTGTTTCTAAAATTTTGGATCCAGCATTTTCTGTTGCCGAATTTTTAAGAAGTAGTGTTGATACACTTAAAGCAATAGGTGGTTTATTTGACTGTAATCAAGGGCAGGATAAGTGTGCAGAAGTGAAAGAGGTTGTTATTGGAATGGGTCCAAAGGAATCTGAGAATGAAAATGATACTTTTGATAAGATTTTAGAAAATATGAATGTTTCAAAGTCTATTGGTAATCTTGCTAATGATTTTGAACGTCAATATGGTAAGTGGGATATTTTTGGTGATGGAACAAAAGTTTCCGATGCTCCTCCTTCTGCTACTGGTAACTGTTATACTGGAACATGTTTTGATGATGGAGGTGGTGCCGAGGTTAGAATATTTGGTGGTGGGGGCGTCGATGCTGTAGGAAAAGCACTACTAGGATCTTTTGTGAGTAATGTTGATGGGTTATCCAATGCAATTGATTCAGTATCTGTAACTGCGAGTATTATTGGTGTGGAAATAGAAAATCCAGGTAGAGGTTATAGATTCCCACCATTTATTGAATTTGTAGATAAATGTGGTAGAGGATATGGTGCTATTGCTAGAACAACTATAGATTCTGATGAAAGATCGGAAACTTTTGGACAAATAAAGTCAATTTACATGGTTTCTCAAGGAGAAAATTATCCCGTAAGTATTGATGGAATTGTAAATCAAGGTGTATCTGAAGTTGTTGTTACAGATTCTGGTAGAAATTATTCTCCAACAGATATTGCCGTGGACAACTTTGGAAATACTTATGACTTGGATATTGACTTTGGAAGAATCGTTTCTGCTAGACCAATAAATAGTCAAGTAATAACTGATATACCTACCATTACTGTAGTTTCAGAAACTGGTGAGGGTGCATTATTGAGACCGATTATTAAATCTTTCTCTACGGCAGAACCTTCTACTTTTGGTTCTAGTCAACGTGTTGGTATTACGACAAGTGTCCTTAAAGTTATCGATTGTATAAGTTAAATGGCGACTAGACCAAACCAGAATTGGGAAGCAAGGCAATTAGATAGTCGTGGTCCTCAATTTAGGATCGACGTTAAGAATCCTCAAATGGGATTTAATGGATCGGACTTGTATCAAATTTATTCGTTTAATGATAATCAAGATGTAAATCTAGCAGGATTTACTGAAGGTGGAATGTATAGAATTTATAGTGATCGTAATATTGAAATTATTTCTGGATCAAAAAGTGAAGAAGAAGGTACTGTTGATGTTAATATTGTTGGTTTGAATGGTGATGTTTGTATCACTGCTGCGAGAAATGGAAGAGTTCGCATCAAAGCAAAAAATATAATGGTTGAGGCTGATGAAGATCTCGATTTAAAAGGTGGAAGAAATGTAACTATTTCTGCTGGATCTGGAAGAGTTTTAACTGAAGCTAACAAGATAGATGTAAAGGCACTAACTGGAAATGGAATTGCAGAAACATTTGGAATGAAAGTATTTGCAGAGTCTTTTGTTGGTGCAGATTTAATTACTAGTACTTTCTCAAATGTTGCACCAATTATTGGTGGATCTATAGGTGGACCAGTTGGATCTGCAGTTGGTTCATTTATTGGTGGTTTATTCTAAGGAGAAAAATGGCGGAAAGAAACAAAAAGTTAACTGGTACAGGTCAAGAGGCATTTTTTAATGACCAGGTAAAATTTTATAACCGAAATGTTACTATTGATGGAGAAAATCCACTTGATCCCAAATTAGATGTAAACAAAGATGGAATAAATATTTCAACTAAGGTTAAAGGTCTAAACTTTACAGGAAATGCTGTTTCTTCAGTAAATATTGATCAAGAACAAACTAACGTTGTTGTTGAAATGTCTACAAATATTGATGGTGGAGAACCAGATTCTGAATTCGGATCAATTTCAAGATTAGACGGCGGAGCGATCTAATAAATGGCAACTAGAATTCAAATCAGAAGAGGTACCGCAGCAGAATGGGCATCAGCAAATCCCATTCTTGCTCAAGGTGAATTAGGTGCCGAACTAGATACTGACAGTATTAAAGTAGGTGATGGTACTACTGATTGGAATTCTTTAGGATATGTAACTGGTGGTGCTGGTCCACAAGGTGCTACTGGAACGCAAGGTCGCCAAGGTATCCAAGGATATGGATGGCAGGGAACTCAGGGTGCATTTGGAAGACAAGGAATTGTTGGTCCCCAAGGTGAAGGTGGAACTCAGGGTCTTCAGGGTGTATTTGGTACACAAGGTTTTCAAGGTAAAGATGGTACCGCTCAAGGTACTCAAGGTTTACAAGGACTTCAGGGAATTGGAAGTCAGGGATTCCAAGGTGCCGATGGTACTGGAAGTCAGGGTGCCCAAGGAACACAAGGAGCTTTTGGACTTCAAGGAACTCAAGGTGTACAAGGAACTCAAGGAATTCAGGGCGTTCAAGGCAGTCAGGGTACTGCAATTAGATTCTTAGGCACTGTATCTACTAAAACTTTACTTCCGGGATATCCAAATTCATATTTGGGAGCAGTTGGTGATTCATATACAACTCTTGATATTTCTGAATTTTGGTATTGGAATGGGTCTGCATGGGTAAGTGGCGGTCAAATTAGTGGTGCTCAGGGTGTTAGAGGTAGACAAGGATTCACTGGTACTCAAGGTGCTCAAGGTATACAGGGAATTCAAGGTGTCCAGGGTGAAGATGGTGCATATGCATCTCAAGGTGTTCAGGGTAGACAAGGTGTTCAAGGTACTCAAGGAACACAAGGTACTCAAGGATCGCAAGGTGCTCAAGGTGCTCAAGGCACTCAGGGTGAAGATGGTGCATATGCATCTATTGGTGTTCAGGGAAATCTTGGTATTCAAGGTATTCAGGGTGTTGGAGCACAAGGAACTCAAGGCACTCAAGGTCTTCGTGGAGACTTTGCTGGACAAGGTATTCAAGGTTCTCAGGGTTCTCAAGGAACGCAAGGTACTCAAGGAGCTTTTGGACTTCAAGGTACTCAAGGTATTCAGGGTGTTACGGGAAATTTTGGTGGAGCATCATTTAATTATCTGTTTAAATCCACACTGACTGGTGATCCTGGTCCTGGATTTTTACTATTTGATAGAACAACCTTCGGATTAGCTACTAGTCTTAATATTGATGATCAAGATGTTAATAATGATGATATTCAATCATATTTGAGAACGATTGATGATTCAACATCAACAATTAAGGGACACTTTAGAATTTCTTTAAGGGATGATCCTTCAGATTATGCTCTGTTTACTATTTCTGGATTAACAGAACAAGGTGGATATTTCACAATTGATTGTGATTTTATATCTGGTACTAGAAATAGTTTATCAAATAATGATGATATTATTATTACTTTTGCTAGAACTGGTGATAAAGGTGAAATAGGAACTCAAGGTACCCAAGGTATTCAAGGATTACAGGGAACACAAGGTACTCAAGGTGTTCAAGGTCCTCAAGGTACACAAGGTCTTCAGGGTACACAAGGTACTCAGGGTGAAGACGGTGCTTTTGCGAGTCAAGGTATTCAAGGAACTCAAGGTACTCAAGGTCTTCAAGGACCTCAGGGAACACAGGGTACCCAAGGTTTACAGGGTATCCAAGGAACTGCGGGATATATTGGTGAAGATGGAGCACAAGGAAGGCAGGGTATCCAAGGATCTCAAGGACCGCAAGGTCTTCAAGGTACTCAAGGCACTCAAGGATCTGCAGGATATGTTGGTGAAGATGGATCTCAGGGTGCTCAGGGTACTCAAGGAACTGATGGTGCATACGCATCTATTGGTCTTCAAGGATTACAAGGTACACAGGGTACACAAGGACTTCAGGGATCTCAAGGTCTTCATGGTGAATTTGCTGGACAAGGTGTTCAGGGTGGACAAGGCATTCAAGGTATTGCCGCTCAAGGATCTGTTGGTGATCTTGGTGCTCAAGGTCGTCAGGGTATTCAAGGCGTTCAAGGACCACAAGGTGTTCAGGGTCTCCATGGTGAATTTGCTGGTCAAGGTGTTCAAGGAACTACTGGTATTCAGGGTCCAGCTGATGGTCCTCAAGGTGCTGCTGGTGCTCAGGGATCAGGAACTTATTTTTCAAAAAATACTGATATATTTACTGCTACCGAAGGTCAAACTTCTTTTAGTGTAACGTATAATAGTGGTTATATTGACGTATATTTAAACGGTGTTCTATTAGCAGAAACAGAATACACTGCTACTGATGGTACTTCCGTAGTTTTAAATAATCCAGTTTCTGCTGGATCAAAATTAATTGTACTGTCTTATTCGGAGTCTGGTGTACAAGGTATTCAAGGTTTAGATGGTACTGGATTCCAAGGTTTAGATGGTGCCTTTGCTGGACAAGGTGTACAAGGTACTCAAGGTGTACAAGGTAGAGCAACATTTTTCAGAAGAGATATTACTTCAATCACTGCAACTAGTGGACAAACTATCTTTAACGTTACCTATGTGGTTGGATATTTAGATGTCTTCGTTACAGGTGTCCTCTTAGACCCTTCAGATTACACTGCAACTAATTCTTCAACAGTAACATTAAATGATCCTGTTTCTGAAGGAACCGTACTGAACTTTGTTGCATATCAAGAATCTGGTGCTCAAGGTAGGCAAGGAATTCAAGGATTACAGGGAACTCAAGGCACTCAAGGTCTTCAAGGATTACAGGGAACTCAAGGAACTCAAGGTACTCAAGGTCTTCAAGGATTACAGGGAACTCAAGGTACTCAAGGATTACAGGGAACTCAAGGTACTCAAGGTACTCAAGGATTACAGGGAACTCAGGGTGAAGATGGTGCCTTTGCTGGTCAAGGTGTTCAAGGAACTCAAGGTGTCCAGGGTCTCCAAGGTTCTGGATTACAAGGTTTAGATGGTGCTTTTGCTGGTCAAGGTGTTCAGGGAACTCAAGGACCTCAAGGTCTTCAAGGATTACAAGGTCCTCAAGGTCTTCAAGGATTACAAGGTCCTCAAGGAACTCAAGGAACTCAAGGTATCCAAGGTGTTCAGGGTCTTGATGGATTATTTGCTGGTCAAGGTGCTACTGGAAGACAAGGTTTAGATGGTGCCTTTGCTGGTCAAGGTGTTCAAGGAACTCAAGGTCCTTTAGGTATCCAAGGTACAACTGAATTTTTTAGTAGAAATGTTTCAGTCGTATCTGCTACTAATGGACAAGATACTTTCTATGTTACTTACAACATTGGTTTTATTGAGATATTTGTAAATGGTTCTAAGTTAAATCCAACAGAATATATTGCTAATAATGGAACAACGGTAGTTTTAGCAGAAGCTGTTGGTGATAACACTCAAATAGAATTTATAACTTATTCTCAAGCTGGACCTCAAGGTATTCAAGGACCACAAGGATCTCAAGGTCTTGATGGAGAATATGCTGGACAAGGTATTCAAGGACCACAAGGTGTTCAAGGTGAGATTGGTATTCAGGGTCCAGCTGATGGTCCTCAAGGTATTCAGGGTAGACAAGGTATTCAAGGTATTCTTGGTGGATTTAGTGGTCTAGTATTTGACTACACATATTCCAACAATACAACAGCATCAGATCCAGGGTCTGGAACAGTAAAAGCTAATGCTATTAGTTTATCGACAATATCATCAATTTATCTTGACGATACTGATGGTGCAGGAACAAACTTAGATACATTCATACAAAGTCTCTTATCAAATTCACCTTTCTTTTATATAAGAATTTTTGAAAGATTAAATCCAGAAATTTATGGATTATATAGAGCATCATCTATGACTGATAATGGTGGATGGTATAATATTCCAGTAACTCATGTTTCATCTTCAGCAACAAACTTCAATGTATCAGATGTTTTAGTATCATTTGCATTTGGTAATGGACTACAAGGACCACAAGGTGTTCAAGGTGTTCAGGGTGAAACAGGCACTTCTACATTCAACCCAATTCAAGTTGCGAGTGATGGAGGAACTGTTCTTAGTGGTGATAATTTGGTAGCAACTGGATCAGAAGCTCTTGAATTTGTTGCTGGTAATGGTATTCAACTAGTAACAGATCCAAGTGCAACACCAAAATCACTTAAAATTAATGCAACATTTAGTGATTTTTCTGTTAGTAATGATAATACATCATCTTCAGTATTTTATCCTGTTATAGTTAATGCTACTAGTGGAATTCCTTCTCAGATTAGAGTATCAAGTTATGGATTAAGTTATCGTCCAGACACTGGTACTCTTAATGCAAAAGGATTTGTTTCAACTTCGGATATAACAAAGAAGAAAAATATAAGGACTATTGATAATGCTCTAGATATTGTAGATAGTCTTGATGGTGTTAGGTTTGATTGGATAGATAATAATACACCATCTTTAGGATTAATCGCACAAAATGTCGAACAAGTTTTACCAGAATTAGTTGAAATTCTACCCGATGGAACAAAAGCAGTTTCTTATGGTAATATTATTGGAGTATTGATAGAAGCAATTAAGCAACAGCAAACACAAATAAACGAATTGAGGGAAAATTAAATGTATGTAGCAGCTGGTATTGGTACTTATAAAATAGGAATTTCAACTGGTGGTGGAGGAGCTCAACCTGTAGGACTTCGAACTGCATTTAGTGAAATAGGTTCGTTTGAAGATGCAATTTTTCAAGTATATCCTGGAGCTAATGAGGGTATTTTTCCACATATGGACGATCAGGGAGATGATCGACGTACAATAAACAATAATACATATACAGCAGAACCATTAATTGATGAAGATTTCAAAATAACTGTTTCAAGTGGAACTGTTCTTCCACTAGCGGCAGGATATGGAAGAATTGTTGCTAATAATAAAATTTATAGTGCAAAAGATGGAACTGAACTAGGAACACTCGCCAATATTGGTGATTCTGTAGCAATAGGATGTGGAAGGATAGTTACGGCTAAAAAAAGCACTCAAAGTGGATGGATTTATGATTTAGATGGAAATCAACTTGGAACATTTTCAGCATCAATATCTCAATCTGGTCAAGATTATGGGCAGTCTATAGCGATTGGGTGTGGTAGGATAGCTGTTGGAGCTCCACATTGGGATGATACGAGTTTGCCTGTTTGGACTTATAGTCAATATAGAGATAATGCTAAAGATTGTGGACAAGTTTTTTTATATGATTTAAATGGCAATCAAATAGATGTACTTAGACCACCAGATTATCCTCAGTCAAGATTTGACAACTCACGAAGCGATGCCCTAGAAGGTGAATTTGGATTTTCTGTAGCAATAAAATATGGAAGAGTTGTTATTGGAGCACCGAGATATAGAGCAAAACAGACTAGTCATCGTATGGGAAAGTGTTTTATATTTGATTGTAATGGGTATTTTATGAGTGATATAGAAACTCCAAGCAGTATAACTAGTCAATATAGATTTGGCGAGTCTGTTGCATTTTCAAATTACAAAATTCTTGTTGGAATTCCTGATCGATATGGTCCTAGTGACAGTGATGGTGGAGTATACATGTATAATTTAACGGGAGTTCAAAAAGATCAATATTCCCGTTGGTTTTTTGGAGGTGTATCTAGAACTAGAACTGGATTTAGAGTAGCAGGAAATGGTACTATGATAGCTATTTCTGCACCACTAGGTGATCCTAATAATGATAATCATACTACAGGATTTCCAAATTACGCCGGTCAAGGTCTAGTTTATCTTCGTGGAGTAGCACCTTCACAAATTCCTAGGTCCTCTACTGTACTTGGTCCAACTTCTGTTATAGGGGCATGTAAAGCATCTGATGGAGCAATTGGAGATACATTTGGTGAAGAAATAGCTATGAGTAGTGGTGTTTTAGTGGTTGCTGGTGGTGGAGGTTCTAGTCAACCAAGATCTGATCCATATGGACTTTATACTTTTACTGATTGGTATGATGATTATCCTGGTACAGTTACTCCTGCAGCTTCTAATAAACTTTACGTTTATAAGTTGAAAAAAACATCCTTTGATTATTGGGACGAAATGCTTGAAGGGTGGTCTGGATATGCTGATGAATTTTCTGAGAACTTTTAAGAAATGTACACTAAATATTTTATATTGAGGTACTAAAAGATGCCCGATTCTAAGGATGGTCTTGTAGGTCCAGGATTTTCTATAGTTAATGATTTTGATTATCCATCTATTTTTATAACAACATTTAGAAATAAAATAGAAACTGGTAAAGATACACAGTTTAATTCTAATAGGTATGAAGATCCCGTTGTTACTGAAAATCCAATTGATTCTCCGTATAATACTAACCCTACTAATACGACATACTACACATTTAGACCAAAACCAGGAATAACAACTTCATCAATTATAGATCCTGATGATTTTTATGAGATAGAAACTGGAGATCCTCGCGCATTTGGATATGGAAAACTGTTGATGCCTCCCAGTTCTCAAATTAACGCTGGAGATAAATTTGGTGCAGCAGTTGCTATAGGGTGCGGTAGGCTCGTTGTTGGAGCACCATATGATATGCAGGGATCTGGTTCAATAGGAGAATATGGTTCTATACATATCTTCAAATCAACAGAAGAGCAAGATACGGATATTACTAATGAATTTGATTGGATAAAAAAGGTAAATGGACCACAACAAGTATATGGGCATTTTGGTGAGGCGATAGCAGTAGGATGTGGTCGGATAGTAGTTGGAGCTCCGCGTGGAAATTCGGGGAAAGGTGCTGCCTATGTCTATGATTTAAATGGAAATCTAATAAAAACAATTCATCCTTCAGACACTTCAATAAATGATGAATTTGGATATTCTGTAGCGGTAGGAAATAATAGAATAGTTGTTGGTGCTCGTAAGCAAAATCTAGGTAATTCCAACACATATGCTGCTAATGGTGCTGCATATGTATTTGACTTAAATGGAAATCAATTATTTAAATTAAATCCAGAAGAAGGTGGTGAATATGGTCATTCTGTAGCAGTTGGATCCTATACAATCGCTGTTAGTGCTCCAAAATGGAGATATTATAATTCTTATAATCAAACAAATAATGATAACGCTGGAAAGATATGGATATATGATCTTAATGGTCAATTATTAAGGTCAACCAGGTCTTCAACTGCTAATCGATATTATGGTTGGGCGTTAGCAATTGCAGATGGAACTATTTGTATTTCAAATTTAAGTGGAACAGTTTCTGATCCTTTTGGATCATCATTTATTTACACCTATTCTGTAGGGGGTGTAAGTGCATATAAACTCGTTGGTGATGGTGGTCTTGTATTTCGTTATTCTTTACAGCCCAGTATCGCCTGGAACAATACTATAGAAACTGTGTTGGGTGGAACTGTTCCACGATTTGATATGAATCAAATGTATGGGTATTCATTAGCAGCAGGAAATGGTACGGTAGTTGTTGGAAGTCCATATTGGTATGATGATTATACTAGAAATTATGGTGCTGCTGAGGTTTTTACACAGGATTCAAATAATTATAACCATCATAATCGGCGTAATAATGATTATAATATACCATTATGGTCTGCTAGTGGTTGGCAGAAGTATGCAGAATATGCATATTCTGTAGCAGTAGGAAATGGAACTATAGCTATTGGTGCTCCAAAACATAATCATGGCAGTGGTGGTGTTGACGTTGATATGGGAGCAGTATTTTGTCTTAGCGGTATTCCAGCGCGTAAATACTTTTTAGATCAATTAGATGGGAAGTAATTAAAATGGGTAATTTCAGACAACATATTATATGGAGTAATAGTGACTTGAATAACAACGAGCATCATTGGTATCGTCAACAGATGACTGATGATGGAATTCCATATTCGACTCCACATTTGGGACCATACTATAAAGGCTCCAATTATTCTTATGGTTATTCTACTGTTGGTGTTGCAGAAACTGCTTATCCCAAAATCATCACTTACGAGAGCACGTCATGGGGCAATAGTCCTTCTTTTAGAAGTAGTGATAATGAATTTGATGATGATGAATTTGGATTTCATATTGCAGTGGGAAATAATACATTATTAATTGGAGCACCAGAGCATAAAGGGCAGTATACAGGATCAACCAGACCCGGAAAATTATATCGCTTTTCTTTAAATGCTACATGGTATGGTAGCAGTACATATGATAAAAGATACGAACCATATAATTATCATCACTTTGTCTATAATCAATATAATAATACAATCGGTATTAATGCTGGAATAGCTGGAACTCATGTTTATTCTGGTACTTCTTCTAGTTCTAATAATGGAAATCCTGCAAATACACTACGATTTGGACGTTCTGTAGCAGCGGCATGTGATAGAATCGCTGTTGGTGCTCCAGGAGCCGATGGTACTAGTAATAATGGAACTGTAAAAATTTTTGAACATAACTCTATTATTGCAACTTCACAAACACCACTCGGTAGCGCTCCCGGTGGAGATGAAGTACTTGGGAATTGGAACTTTCTACCAACAACACTAAAAACTTTATATGGAGATGCTAGTGGAGATAGATATGGACATGATGTTGCAATTGGATGTGGAAGAATTGTTGTCGGTGCTCCATTAGCAGATAGAGGTAGCACTAATTATAATGAAGGTGCTGCTTACATTTATGATTTAAACGGAAATAATCCAATAAAAATTGGACCTGAAGGATCTTCCCATAGTAATAAAAGATTTGGATCTGCAGTAGCAATAGGAAATGGTAAAGTAGTTGTTAGTAGACCAGAAGCAGAACAAGTATTGATATATGATTTAGATGGAAATCAAACTGGTGTAGCTGAACTAAAGTTTGATTCTGGTACAACTTACAATTATGTTTATGAATCAAACCGTCAGTCAGAATTTGGTACAGAAAAATGGTATGCTAAGCAACCTGGAATGTTGTCTGTCGGACAAGGAAGAATAGTTGTTGGTGCTATTGAGCAAAGGGGAACCTCAGGATATTATGCTCCTATAGGAGCTGTATACATTTATAATTTAAAAGGTAAATTAATAAAAAGAATTCAAGCTCCAGACGCTGATGTTCGGACTCGTATAGAATCTTTTACGACCGCAGGTCGTAATTTTGGAAGAGCGGTTACAGTGGGAATGGGTTTTATTTTTGTTGGAGATAACTTATTTGATGAAAGACATGATTATACGAGAGATTCTAATAATATCCCACGCTACAACCCACCAGTGGGAAAAGTGTATGTTTTTGATTTAGATGGAGATTTTATAGGAGAGATTCCAAATCCAGATATAAATGACCAAAGATATTTTGGAAAAAGTCTAGCTGTTAGCGAAGAACATTTATTCATTGGTTCTTCATCCTGGAATAACGCATTGGCTCCATCTCAATCTGATGGAGGTGCTGATCCAGATTTTATTGGTAGGTCAAAAATATGGAGATGTCATCTCCACAATGCATCGTACAATATCTATGACCGCATTGAAATGGAAAATGGATGGTTACACCACAGTTGACGCCTGCCCCTTTATGCCCTATAATATGGGGGTACTCAAGGGAACGACACCCAATGAACAACACAGAGCAGCACCTTGTCGGAGTTGTAATTGATCTCTGTACTCGCAGTTTTCTTCTTCTCTCTAGTGATGGTGAAGAAAAGATTGTTGAATGTGAAACTCCAGATCAATTCATGAGAGTTCTATCTGTTGTAAACGATCAAGTTTCTGATGATTATATTGAATATGCAGAGGTTGCAGTTTCCTGATAAATAAACCAAAAATGGAAATATTTACAGTGAAAGAATGGGAAGAAAACTTTGATGAACTTTTTGAAAGAGTTGAAAATGGAGAAACAATAGGAATTATAAACGAAAATGGAGAATCGGCAGTTATGATGCCTGTTGATGAATTTGAATTTTTGCAAATACATACGGAGTTAAACAACGAAGCAAGTTGACCAAAGCATTCAGATCTGCTATAATTGATCTGAACCCAATGGGAGTATAGCTTAATGGTTAGAGCGGGCTGCTTATAACGGCTTAGTCTGGGTTCAACTCCCAGTACTCCTATTGCTCCTTTAGCAATCTGGTGAATGCAGCGAACTCATAATTCGCCTGAGGCGTGTTCGATCCACGCAAGGAGCACCTAAGGGACGGTGGCGGAATCGGTAGACGCACCAGACTTAAAATCTGTTGAGATTTTTCTCGTGAGGGTTCAAGTCCCTCTCGTCCTATAAAATAAATAAGACAAAGGGAAGTGCCTATGTCTTCAAAATATAAAATTTCTCAAAAATACTGTTGGTATAACAGAAACAGTATAATTGTGAGAATGTATTTTATTAACAATATCCCATTTACTTTTGATACCTTAGAAGAGGGATATTTTTATGATCATGAAATAGTGGGAGAAGCAGACGATAATTTAGGATATGAACCAGAAGATTTGTATAAGTCTTCTTTTTATCTCATAGATGAGGAAGCTCATCCTATGTTATTTTCAATGGATTTAGAAAATCCTGAAGATATGCCTGATGATGACGTTGAATATTTTTGTGGCGAAGATTTAACTGGATAAATAAAACATAGAAATCTAATGGTTGATAATCCGAGATGCCTCTTAATAAATTAGATAATTTTATCAAGAACACTGAAGGGAGAATTCTTTACGTAAATCCCTATGATATTGATTCTACAGATGCAATCAGTAATCAGGGTAATTCGTTAGCTTCTCCATTTAAAACTATTCAGAGAGCACTTCTTGAGGCAGCAAGATTCTCATATGTTAGAGGATCAAACAACGATATTGTAGAAAAAACTACTATATTATTATATCCAGGTGTCCACACTATTGATAACCGCCCAGGATTTGCAATTAAGGATGTTTCTGGTACTGCAAAAGCAGTTTCTCCAGCTGGAACAGAAACTCTAGCACAAGAAACTCTCACGTTATCTGGAGATTCTATATTTGATTTAACACAAGAAGAAAATATTCTTTATAAGTTTAATAGTATTCATGGTGGTGTTATTGTACCTAGAGGTACATCTATTGTTGGTATGGATCTTAGAAAAACTAAGATTCGTGCAAAATACGTACCAAACCCAACAGATCCAAACGTTGATAATAGTGCTATCTTCAGAATCACTGGTGCCTGCTATTTCTGGCAGATGTCCTTCTTTGATGGAGATGAGTCGGGACTAGTTTATACAGACCCAGCAGACTTTTCTGAATTAAATAGATCAATTCCTCTGTTCTCTCACCATAAGTTAACAGTATTTGAATATGCTGATGGTGTCAATAAACCAGCTGGTTATGATATCACTGACTTGGACATGTATTATAGCAAATTGTCCAACGCATTCAATCTTTCTTCTGATAGAGACATTGATCAAAAATATCCAGCAGATCCTCTTGGATTTGTTTCAATGCGTCCTGAGTATGAAATTGTTGGAGCTTTTGGTACAGATCCAATTAATATTTCAGAAATTATTTCTGGAGATGGTATAACGCCATCAACTATTGTAAGAGTAACAACATCTGGACCACATAATCTAACCACTGATACACCTGTTAAAATCAATGGTCTTGCTGTAGAAGATTATAACGTAAGTACTAAAGTTCAAAACGTTATAAGCAGCACTGAATTTACATATTTACTTCCAACTATACGAGTAAACCTACCAGCAAATCCAAGCTCTAATAATGGAACAGTAACTATTGAGACTGATACTGTTTCTGGTGCATCTCCATACATCTTCAACTGTTCTCTAAGATCAGTCTATGGTATGCAAGGAATTCTTGGTGACGGAAGAAAAGCAACAGGATTCCGCTCAATCGTTCTTGCACAATATACTGGTATTTCTCTCCAGAAGGACGATAGAGCTTTTGTAAAATATAATGAATCATCTAGATCATATGAAGGCATTTTTATTTCTAAAGTAACTGGAGCAGAATTACCACTAGGGGCATCATCAACTAATCCAAACACTGCATATCATTTAGACTCTGATGCTCGTTACAGAAAGGGTTGGGAAACATCTCATGTTAAGGTAGAAAATGATGCATTCATGCAGATCGTATCTGTATTTGGTGTAGGATTCTCTGCTCACTTTGTTGCTGATACTGGTGGTGATCAAAGTATCACTAACTCCAACTCAAACTTTGGTCAAACATCTCTGAAGGCTGAAGGATTTAAGAAAAATGCATTTGCAAAAGATGATAGTGCATACATAACCTCTATTGTTGCACCACGATCAATCGATTCTGAAGAAGAAAATATTGAGTGGTTATCTCTTGATGTTGCAAAAACAATCTCTGTAGGAAAATCAAACCAATTATATCTCTTTGGACTAACGGAAGAAGATGATATTCCACCAAGTTTAACACAAGGATATAGAATCGGTGCAAGTGTAAATGATAAACTATATGTGAATATTGCTGGAGTAGGAACATACTCGGCAGATATTTACATGACTGATACTTTTGATGGTGAAACATCAACAGGAACTACGAGTTCTAAAAAAGAATTTGAAGTAAATGGAATATCAAATAGTATCATTACACTCAACTCTATTCATACATTTAAAACTGGTGAAAAAATAAAGATTTTGAGTTCTGATGGTGATTATCCAGAAAACACTGATGGAAAAACCACATACTATGTAATTGCTAATGATGTTGATACTGCTTTAGATACTGATGAGATTAAAATCGCAATATCAGAGAATAATGCAGTACTAGATGATGAACTATCCATATATGGTGGTTCAAATGTATCTGTTTACAGTATGGTTTCTGATAAAAACTCTGGAGATATTGGATCTCCAGTGCAATATGATACAACAAATAATAATTGGTTCATTCATACTAATGCATCATCTGATCTTTACAACGCGATTGTATCTAATGGCGTTAGTGGTATTGGTGCTAGAACGGAAGTTTCTTTTGTAAAGAGAACTCCAGACAATAGAAGTTTGGATGAAAAGATTTATAAGTTAAGAGTCGTTGTTCCTAAAGAAGTAACAAACTCTAGAGATCCTGTTGAAGGATTTATCATGCAAGAATCTAGTACTACTGGATTTAGAAATGATCTTGATGATGGTTTAACAAGTATCACAATAGATGACCATGCATACAATAGAAATCCAAGATTTATTAGTACTTGCAGCACGTCAACAAATACTGTAACAGTTGTTTCCGAACTTCCACATGACTTGAGTGTTGGTGAAAATATTATTATCAAAAATGTATCCAGTGATTCAAATACTGCCGCAACTGATGACGTTGGATTTAACGGAACATTTGAGGTTGCTTCAATTGTAGATGAATTAACATTTACTCATTCAACAACTGATGTTAATGGTGTAGTACATACCACTGGTTCATTTACCAATAACACTTCTAGTAGAACCACATCTTTACCAAGATTTGAGAGGAATGATTTAAAAACAAACTACTATGTTTATAGAAATGAAGTAATTACTCCTTATGTTGAGGGGATTCAAGATGGTGTGTATTACATATATGCACTAAATGCAAGCAATGCTGTAGCAGAGGAATTTACTGATAAAAAGTATAGTCAGAATGTTTCCGACTTATATCCTCAACTCGATAGAGATAATAATGAAGATAATGCACCATCAGCAAAATCTTATGCGAGAAGATCTCCTCTTGGTAGAGTAACAACAAATGATCTCAAGAGTTCTATTACTAGAGAAACCGCAGATTTAATACTTCAAGATTTTGGAAAAGGATTTGCAGTAGATGCAGTTGCTAATACTACAGATACATCCACAATCACATTTGATAGGGCGCATGGTTTATCTGGTATCACTACATATAGCACATTAACTGGTGGTACTGGACACACTAACGGAACTTATTATAACGTAAAACTTTATAATAACTCTGTCTTGAGTTCTTGGGATGGTGCAACAGCTAAAGTTGTTGTATCTGGTGGATCTGTAACAGGTTTAGATGTTCAGGCACATGGATCTGGATATACAGATGGTGAAACATTATATATTGATACAGAACAAATTGGTGGTACTGCAGATGCATCTATCACTCTTGCAACTTCTGGAATTTCAACAAACATTGGTGATGTAATTCAGTTTACTGGTGATGGTACAACATCAGATCAGTATTATCGTATTACTTCAATTCCATCTAAGGTTCAAGTTGCTGTTGCTAGAACCGCTGGTGATATTTCTGTTACAACAAATCAGTATGGTCTAGTAGTTGGTCCATCAGTTGAAGTTTCTTCATCAAGTTATAGTTCTACAACTGGTGTTCTCACAGTTAACTGTACTGGTCCTCATGGATTACTAGCAGGAAATAAATTTAAGATTGTTGACTCAAGTAATAATAATCTTGGTGATTATCTAGTAGATTCTAAAACTGGAGTTGATTCATTTACTGCTATTACAAATAGAGATGTTTCTCCAAAATATATCTTCAAACATGGATTCTCTTCCAATAATGCTATTGCAGACTCCAGTATAGAAAATATTGGTGTTAGAGATGTATTCTTCTATGATAATGAAGTTTTAGAGGTTGTATCGTTCACAAGTGATACTCAAATTAGAATTAGCAGTCCAGTTTCTGGTATCTCAACGACTAAGAGATTCCCAATGGGATCTTATATTCAAGTAGATAGTGAAATTATGAGAATTACCAGCAGTACTTTAAGTGGATCTGGTAATGATGAAATTTCTGTTATTCGTGGATCAATGGGAACCACGAAAGCAACTCATAGAAATGGATCTTTGATCAGAAAAATTGATTTGATTCCAGTTGAATTTAGAAGACCTTCAATTCTGAGAGCATCTGGACATACATTCGAATATCTTGGATATGGTCCTGGTAATTATTCTACTGGATTACCACAAGTTCAAGTGAAAACTTTGACTGAAGATGAAGAATTCTTAGTACAAGCTCAAGAACTCTCTTGTGGTTCTATTCTATACTCTGGTATGAGTAGTAGAGGTGATTTCTTCCTTGGTAATAAGAAATCTAATTCAACCACTGGTAAAGAAGTAACGTTTAAAATTCCAATTCCAACAATTACAGGACAAGATCCATCAAGATTGAGTGTTGTATTTGATGAAGTTATTGTTAAAGAAAGACTTTTGGTTGAGGGTGGAAATTCTGGAACTGTTTTATCAGAATTTGATGGACCAGTAACATTTAATAATAATGTTAGATATAAGGGTGAAACTACTTTTGCCAATAAAGTAAGAATCACTTCACCAGCAGATGATGCTCTAGACGTAAGTGGTGGAATTACAGTTGGAAATCTTACTGCTGCTGATGCTAATGTTGAAGATTTAAATGTAAGTGGAGATATTGATGCTAATGGTGTTTCAGAATTTGGTAATGTTAGAATTAGTGGAGAAACAATTAATACTACTACAGGAGATTTAACTCTTGATGCTGCTAGTGGACAACAAGTTGTTGTTGAATCGGATGCAACATTTAAGGGTGATGTAACTGTATTCAATACACTCAATTCTAACAGCATTGCTCCAATTGGAAGTGTTGTAATGTGGTCTGGTGCAACTAATAGTATTCCTGCTGGTTGGTTATTGTGTAATGGTGCTAGAGTTTCTAGATCTACTTTCAGTGCGCTATTTAGTGTAACTGGAACAACCTTTGGTAATGGTAATGGATCGACAACGTTCAACCTACCAAATCTACAAGATAGATTTGCTCTTGGTGGTGGAGATTCTTACTCAAGAGGTGAGACTGGAGGATCCAAAGATGCAATCGTAGTATCTCATACTCATGATGGTACTACTGGTGATAATAACAGAGGTCATACTCATGATGGTACCACTGGTATTAATGACAAAAATCATACTCATGAAGGAACGACTGATAATGGTGGTGCCCATGATCATGGTATTGATGATCCTGGACATTCTCATGAGTTTACAGCTGCTGTACAAGTTGCAAGTACTGAAAGTGGTGACGGTGATGATGAAGCTCATAACAGAAATCTTGATACCGCAGATGCAACTACTGGAATCACTGTTAATTCTAGTGGTAGTAAACACGAACATACGTTTGATACAGCTAAGCAATCAGCTAATCATAAACATTCTTTCACAACTGATAGTCAAAACAGAAATCACAATCACGCATTTGAAACTGATACTGCAGGTTCTTCGGGATCCAATAAAAATATGCCTCCATACATTGTGTTAGGTTATATCATTCGTTATGAATGATTTGTTATGAGTTCACAGTCTTTGCTGTGAAAAAATAAATAGTTCAAATAAAGTATCCAGAAATGGCAAATTATAGAAAATCATTCAATTTTCGTAATGGTGTTCAAGTTGATAATGATAACTTTGTAGTAAATCAACTTGGTTTGGTTGGAATAGGCACAACTATTCCGACCGAATTTTTGGATGTGAGGGGGAATGTGACTATTAGTGGGTTAACAACCACTGATAATTTTTATGCTGGAATGTCTACCATTTCTACCTTGAATGTAAATGATTCGGTAACAGTATCTCAAGATGTTGATGTTACTGGTGTTGTTACTGCAACAACGTTTTATGGAAGTGCCGCTGGATTAACTGGTATCTTTGCAATTGCTGTTGATGGTTGGTATACTGCAGATAGTGCTGGAATACACACAACTGGTTCTGTTGGTATTGGAACAACAGCAATTGTAAATGTTCTTACAGTATCTGGTGGAACTGATATTGATGGAGATTTAAATGTTAGTGGTGTTGCAACTGCAACTAGTTTTTATGGTAGTGGGGCAAATCTAACAAGTTTAAATGCGTCAAATATATCATCAGGAACTTTAGATAATGCTAGATTATCTGGAATTATAACAGCATCTCAACATTTTGATGGACGTTTAGTTGGAGTTGCAGATACAGCAGATTCGGTTACAACAACTTCTCTAATTACTGTCGCAGGTGTTAATGTTACTGGAGTAGTAACAACAACTAACATTGAGGTTACTAAGTCTGGTATTTCTTCAGTACATATTAAATCTACTGACGGAGAATCTAGTGTATCAGTTGGAAGATCTGATGGATTCTCAAATTCTATTGGTAAAGTTAGATTTGGAAATACCAATCCTTTATATACTTTTAGTACAGATCAGTCTTTAGATATTATAAACTATGATGATGGTAATATCAACTCATATTTACAATATGGTTCTTCTGGTATAGGAACTGGTAATTTTAACTGGATTTACGGTCAGAATCAAAATAGCTCTTTGATGACCTTAACTTATGATGGTAAGTTAGGTATTAATGAATCAGACCCATCAAACACTTTACAAGTCGATGGTGGATCTTACGTAACTGGAAACAGTTATGTTGGAGGAGCTTCAACTGTTGCTGGTAATTTGACTGTTGATGGTTCAATTACTATTCCAAATCTTGTAGTTCCAATTCTCGGTGTAGCAAGAAATGCTGCTCCAACATTATATGAATTTGAAGTTGGAGAAAATGGAACTAGTGTTGGAATTGGATCTACAGGAAATATTGATGTTGATGGATATCTAACTGCTTTAAGTGGAACTTTTTCAGAAAAAGTAACAGCAAATAATATAGAAACCACAAATGATATTCTTGTTGGTGGAGGAATCACAGCACAAACTTATGGTGATGGTACAGGAACAGTTGATGTAGAAAGTATTCAGTCAACAACTATTGGCGTAACAACAATTACTGTTGCTGATAAAATAACATCTAATGTTTCTATTGCATCAACTTTTGGTAATGGTACAGGAATTGTAACAGTTTCGACCGTTTATGCAAATATTTTTGGTGGTGGTACTGGAACAGTTAATGTACATAAAGTTCAAGCACCAAGTATCACTGGTGTAACAACAATCACCTCTACTATTGGAAACATTACTAGAGTCAATGCTACACATTTAGATGTTACTGGTGTTTCAACATCTATCGATTTAAATGTTAGCAATCAATTAACAATTGATGGAACTTTGTGTGGTATCAATAGTACTACAACAGAAACCGTAAGTCAAACTGCAATTGATGCATCTTTCCAAGTCGGTGACTATCGTACTATTGAATATACTATTCAAGCAACAGAAGGATCAAATTATCACTCAACAAAAATATTAGCGATTCATGATGGTTCAAATGCATATCATACTGAATATGGTTCAATATTTAATTCATCAGAACTAGCAACATATGATGTTGATGTTAGTGCAGGAAATATTAGAGTTTTAGCAACACCAGCTAGTGCAAACTTAACCCGCTATGTATTAAAGTATGAAGCAATGAGAATTTGATAAATATCTAGAAACACTTAGGGGATAGTGAACCTGTGTCTACTAGAAACTTTAGAGTAAAAAACGGAATAGATATTGGATCTGCTGTAACGATTGATGGATCAAGTGGAATTATTACAGCAACAACATTTGTTGGTGATGGATCTGGTCTGATTAATGTTACTTCAACAGGATCAGGAATTGAAATTAAAGACGCTGGAGCAACAGTTGGTGTTGCTGCGACGATTGAGTTTGGAGCAAATATAGATGTAACACCACTGTCTGCTGGTATTGTAACTGTTACGGCACCAGATCAAGGTATCGCTGGTATTGATACTACCACAACATCATTCTTTAATGATGTTCAAATTGGTGGAGCTGTTACTGCAACAACATTTATTGGTGACGGATCTGGTTTAACTGGAGTCGTTGGATCTGGATCTGGTGTAGTTATAGAAGAAGATGGTGCAACCGTAGGAACTGCAGGTACCATTAACTTTGTTAATTTAGCAGTCTCACCAATATCTGCTGGTATTGTAACTGTAAGTACTCAAAGTGCGGATGATTTTACTGCTGGTTCTCTTAACGTAACTGGAGTTTCTACATTTGGTGGAGAATCTAATTTCAACGATAATATTAATATATCGACTGGATCTACAGCAATTTTCGGATCAGATCTTTTAGTATATCGTCAACCTACAGGTGATCAAAATTCTGTTGTTGCATATAAAGGATCAAATGATTTTGAAATTCATTCGGATGAAATCATACTAAGAGATTCTGATGACTCTAGATCAATAGCAAGATTTAGTGAAGGAAGTACAACCTTTTATGGTCTTGGTTACGCCTTGATGAATCTCAGTAACAATAATGTTACGACATATACTAGTCTCGTAGTAAATGGCGGTATTACTGCTAGTGGTAATTCACATTCTTTTGGTAGCGGAAGTCAACTATCCTTTACCTTTGGTACAAAAAATCAAATTAAAAATATACAAAATAAAGATTTTGAAATCAGTAACACATATCCTGGTAAAAATTTAGAATTAACCGCACAAGGTGGTGTGGAAATGCAGGATTATTCGGAACGAAATACCAGATTTCGGTTTGATGGTGATACTGGTGATACTTTCTTGTATACCGGTGTTGGTACTACATTATTCCAGGCAAAAAATAATAGTATCGAGATACCACATCAGTTAAATGTAACTGGTCTCAGCACTTTCTCAAATGTATTGGAATTTATACCATCTGGTAGTGGATATGTTAATATTGGATCCGAAACTAGGAGATTCAATGAGGCTTGGATAGGTAAGTTAAAATTAACTGGATCTAGATATGGAGAAATCAAACAGATCCATGATGGATATGAATTTAGTAGATTAAGCTTTAGTGGAAATTATGTTTCTGCATCATTGGATTTGAGAACAGCTAATAATAACTCATATTATATTATACCACCAAATAATACATCGACTAGTCTGTCGCTTAGATTACCATCTACATCACCATCTGCAAACAGTCTTCTTGTTTCCGAAGACACTGGTGGAACATTAACCTGGTCAAATTCTCTCTCCTTATCAAATTTAAGTGTAACTGGTGTTACTACATTCCAAGATAATGTTAATCTTGGTGATAGCGATAAAATTTTGTTGGGTGCAGATAATGATCTTGAAATCTATCATGATGGTTCTAATGGTTATATTGATAATTCCACAGGTGAATTATACATTAGAGATACTAACGCAACTGGTACGAATAGAATCTTTATTCAACCAAAATCTGGTGAAGATGGAATTATTGCATATGAAGATGGTCAAGTAGAACTTTACTATGATAATTCAAAGAAACTCAATACTAATTCCAATGGCGTAACTATTGTTGGTGATCTCACTGCAAGTGGTGATCTCACTGCAAGTGGTCTCTCATTATCAACTCTTACTGATATTACTGGTGCTTTTGGTGTATCTAATACACTGAATTTTGGTGGTGATATGAGCATATTCCATATGCAAGATCCACTACATGGTACAAAGAATAGAATTGTTGTTGATGAGAATAATCTTATTATTGGAACGAAAGGCGAGAGTTCTGGTAATACGTATTACAGTTCTCTAATTACGGTTGATGTTGGAAATGATTTAGGATTCACTGATGGTAATAATTCATACGTCACATTAGGATTTGGTACCGATGGTGAAAAATTACGTACAACTTCTGATGGTGTATCGATTGGTGGAACCGTTAGTGTTGATGGTGCAGTAAAACTAGCAGGTATTAATACAACACTTGTAGGAACTGGAGGAACAACTGGCGACATCAAGATGATTCTTGGTGCTCCATTCTTCCATGATGGTAATACCTGGAGAGAATTCTACCTTAAGGAAG